GATAGCGCGGGTATTTTGATCGTTAACCTTAACTTCAGCCATAGTTTCCGTGTTATGGGCCTTGGCGGTCTGGCGCATAAGTTCACGTTTGGTTTCGGCTTCTTGCTTAACGCCTTCAATGTCCGCACGTTGTTGCATAGCCAATTGCATTGCCGCCATTTGGTTTTGCATATCTTGGACGGTTTTCTTAGCTTGCGCCAATTGCATTTGAACTTGCGGCGGTATATCCGATTTTTCGTCAATTTGGGACAAAGGATTCATAGCGGCAAGGCGGTCGGCAATAATGTCCGCGCCAGGAAAGTCCATGTTCCTAAACACCAGGTCACCGGCAACATTAAACAATTCTGGCTTTGCCATTAACGGCATCATGGCATCTACGGCTTGTTGGCGGCGGGTCATAAAGCCAGGGCCGGTGTCCATTACAACGTCATATTCGCCCACGGTTACATCGTTTAGCACGGCCTCAATGCCATCGTCACCGGTTTGGCGTTGGTTGATGGTTTCCATGCTTGGTTGACCATCCGCACCAATAATTCGCATTACCCTTTGGGTATCGTAAATCTTAGGCACTAAGTCCAAGATGATTTTTCCCGTGTGACGGATGGAACGGGTCATGTTGTCGTAAAAGTGGAAGTTAGACAAGTCAACTTGGTTTTGTTGTCCCGCCAATGCCTTGCCGCTAATATTCCCGCTTGGCAATTGATTGGGGTCCATGATGCCCAAAACCATTTGCAAGTCGGCAGAAATAGCGGCTGCGGCCTCCATGATGCCCATTGGCGGCGGTTCGGGTTGCAACCGTGTAGGCACGGGGGCCGGTACGCCTTCAATGTCTTTTTGTTTGTAGCGTAGGACGGGGCTTGACTTGATGTTAGCCAATGCCCATTCGTTTTCGTGTCCTTCGTCTTGGCCTTCGGCAAGCAACCACTTAGCCTTTGGAGCCAATGCAATGCTTTCGGTCATGGAAGTGCGCCAAAAGTTGTACATCCGCTGCGGGTCTTTGGCAAACCGCACCAGGCCATACTTTTTACGCTTATCGTCCACAATAACCTGTGCGCCGTAACAGGGAACAACAGGGATATATTTACCCGCCCATGTTTTTTCCTCTAGAATTTCCATTGCGGTCATCTTGACCCATTTAACGGCCTTGCGGAACGATTCCCGTTCGTCAATGACTTGTAGCCCCGCAGCGTCCACCCGTTCAAAGAACGATTCCGAATCGGCAAAGTGGCGCGACCCATCGCTTAAAAGGTAAAGCCTAGCCTTTTCGCGTTCGATGTAGAAAAACTCGGCAACCCGTATATCTTCCTTAGTTATCCAGCTTGCGGTGTCGTCACCGGTTGATCGTTGCTGGAAGTTAGCGCCATCGTCAGCGCCAGGATAATACTCCCGAAACACCTTCTTGTCCATCACCGTGGTGATTAGGCAGCGTTCTGCATCCGACCCATCGGGCAAAAGGGAATTAGGGTCAAAGTAAACGGTAAATGGATTGTCGATGGTGTCAATGTAGATTTCTTGGTCAAAAGAATCTTCACTTGTGTATCGGGTATTGACACGCCAATAGCCCCAACCCATCCGCACGGCATAATCAAAAGCGGTGTCATAGGCGGTGTCGGCGTTTGAATTAACTTCGATATGGCGGCAAATGCCTTCAATGGTTTGGGCAACCTTGTAATCCGCTAGGTTGTTAACCGCATGAACCTTGATGCGTGGGCGTTGCTGGCGCTGCTGGTTCGTCACTTGCCGGATGTACGCATCAATCTTGTTAATGGTCAGGCATGGACGGGCTTCAACGTTACGGCTATTTTGGATTTCCACGGGCCATTGGTCACCGGCTGCAAACTTAATGTCTTGCAACGCTTCGGCGCGGTTGGTCGAATCCGCTTCATTAACTAGCCGCCAAAACTTAATGGCATCGTTAATGCGCCCATCGCCTTTTGAATTTTGTGCTTGATAGTCAGCCATAGTTAGCCCTTTTTTTCAATTATCCCACTAACCCATCCAATTGCCAACCGTGGCGGTCAGGGCTTGTTTCTTACGCTTTACCGGCTCTTTAATCATAAGCGCAATATAACGGAAAGCGTCTGCGCCGTGGGAATAGTGGTCGTGCAGCGGATTTCGGCTAAATTGGCCTGTATCGGGGTCAACTTCGTAGCGGTAGTGCCGTAGGCAAGTAATACCGTCCGCAGCGTGTTCGCGGTCAAAGTAACAAGACGGGAATATTGTCCTGGCGGCGTTAATAGAATCCACAATCGGCACTCTAGGCAAGATATTGGTCTTGTACCCTGCCGCCCGCACAATGTCGTCAATGCTGCGTCCAGCCGCCGCTAGGGTCTTATTCTCAGCGTCATGCGGTAGCCAGATGGTGTCGTAGACGTAACCAAAGGTTTGCATGGTCGCCATGTAATAGCTAATTGTCTTTTGGCTATCCTCAATGTAGCGAATCAGGCGGGTTTCCATGCCTATAAACTGAAGGAACCATATTGCCGTGCTATCCGACCAACCCAAGTCAAACACCGCATGAACCGGTTTGGTAGCGTCATAGGCCACATGGGTAATGCGCCCGTCCTTTTCCGCTTGCTGCATTTCCTTGGCAAAGATAGCCCCGTCTACCGTTTGGCGGCACAAACCTTCCCACACCTGGTTGTACGCTTCCTCGTCCCGTTCTTTTAGCGCATCCTTTTCCAACCGTAGGGTTTCGGGAAACCAAGGGTTATCCGACCAATTGACCTTAATTTGGATGCAATCTTCCGGCGGCTTGGATACAAAGCGTTGGTAGGTTTCGTCCGTTTCTAGTTCGGGATTGAACGAAACCCATATCTCGCTTGCTTCTTTACGGATGGTAGGAATTAGGACGTTCCAAGACAACCGGCTAACCGTCTGCGCTTCCTCAACCCATGCAATGTCCACGCCTTCATAGGATTTAATATTGGCAATGTTGTTCTTTAGACCGGCAAAGGCAAATTCCGTCCCGTTCTTGCCCCGAATGCTTGCTTGGGTAATTTCGTAAAACCCTAAAAGGCCAAGCGCCTCAATCTGGTCGCACAGTAACTTATGCACCGAATCCCGCATGGAAGTCATAAATTCCCGCGCACAAAGAATACGCATCGGGCTTTTAGCGCCAAAGATAAGCAATGCCCTAGCTATGCCCCAAGACTTAGCCCCGCCCCGTCCACCATAAAGAACCTTGTAACGTGACTTTTTAAACAAGCCTTCTAGCTTGACAGGAAATTCCGCATTGGCTATTGCGGCCTGAACATCACTCATTGGGCTTTACAAACGTGACCGTAATCCCGCTAATCAAAGGCACACCATCGGCCCCCGTGATTTCTTGCTTGGTGCTTTCCCGATACTTCTTTGGGAATCTGGATGCCATAGACCGTGACCACATTGTCGTGTTGATTTTGTCCGAATCGCGGTTTTCCACTAAATACGCTTGGGCTTGTTCTTCCCACCAATATTGTTCATATTGTTTAGCGTCCTCCATAGCGTGTAAAAATTCTTCATGGGCATCACGCCAAATATAAAATGTTCTAAGGGAAAACCCTAATATGGAAGCTATTTGTTCAACGCTTTTGCCAAGTTTGCCCAACTCTATGACTTTATCGCAAAGTGCGGGGTCATAGAGGGTTGGTCGCCCAACCGGACGTTTAACTAGCGTTTCAGTCATTTTGGCTTTTTACGGCTTTGTTAAGCGCATCAGCCAAGCGTTGATCCATGTTTTTCATGTCCGACTGAAATTGTCGGGAATCTTTATGTTCCTGATAGCTAGGAATTTGTACCGGTGTAGATGGCATGGGAGATACGGCCTGAGGCGTATTCGCGTTGTAAGGCATCTTGAAGTTTTCCTTTCAGTTCATTTTCGTTGAATCGGGGTAGATTGTCAAGCGAGGAAGCAATTGCGTTGCCTTTTCCCCGTGAGTTGTCAATTACCTTTATGGCTACATTTGGGTTGTCTTTGTACTTTTCGGCTAGTTGCTCAATTACCCGCCTTGAACCAATGTGCGTCTTTAGATGTTCGGACAAAGGCACGGTTCGGCCCGTCCCTAGCTTTTCTTCCATCCTTCGCGCCCTTGGTAGCGCCCCGCCGGTTAACGCCTCCACGGGGTCACGATAGGTGTAGGCAATCATGGCCTGGTGGCTTGCGTCCAAAGCCTGTTGAATCTTTTTATCCGCAGAATCCAATGAATTCATGTTGGTGTCGTAGATTAAAGCGGCTTTTTTTATGATGGGATCAACTTCGGCTAGTTGGTCTAAAGCGGTTGTCTTTCCGGCTCCCGTCCCGCCCGCAGAAAAAATTACCCGTTTTTGCAATCCCTCAGGTGTTGCATTGGCTAACTTTGCGGCATACATCATCTTTGCCAACTTGCTAGATGGTTCGTGGATGTCCGCGCTTCTAGTCCTATCGGCTCGGTACTCAGGCGACAATTCGCGGGCAACGTCCGTGTTTATAACCCTACCGCCTTTGGAATCTTCCAACTTGGCATATTCCTTGACTAACCCTTGATAGTCGTTTTTGATTCGATCAAAATACTTTGCTTCCGCAGGATTAGATGCAACTTCTTGCGGCGCACCAGGAATTAAGGAAGCAAGCGAGTTCATTTTTCATTACTTCTTTTTAGCAGTCTTAGCCGATTGCTTGAATGCCGCCGCCGTTGGTGCGCCTTTAGCGCCAGGGCTACGCATACGTTCTACCTTCTTGCCTTCGGCCTTTTCGCTTTTGATGCGTTCTTGTTTGGCGTGAATGTTTGCGTAGAGTCCAGGTTTACTAGCCATGATTTAACACTTCCATCGTTTAAGGGCTGCTTTAGCGCGTTCGCCGTCTTTGGCATTAGCTGCTACTGCGCCCATCCTTGCACAAAATGAATCTTTGCGACCTTGATCCGCTTTTGTCTTTGGGTTAGGCGCTGGCGGCTTTAAGTTTGCGTTGTTCTTAGCGTTGTATTCGGCACGGCCTTTTGCGGTCATTCCCGCGCCTTTGTCCGTGGGGTTGTAAGTCTTACCCTTCCCCGTGGTCTTGTGCGGAATTGGCTTGTCGTGCTTCATTTTTTCTTCTTAGCGGCTTTTTTTTCCGCTTCACGCTTTACGGCATAGGCAATTGCCACGGCTTGCTTTTGGGGCTTACCGGCTTCCATTTCCTTGGCAATGTTTTTAGCCATTGCCTTGGGGGTCATTGACTTAATCAACGGCATTACGATGCACCGTGGATAATGGTATAGTTGATGATTACAGCTTCGGAATAAGAAGTAGAAGCGGTCAAGTTACGCAAGGTAATCAAAGCAGAACCGGCAGCTAGGTAAGAAACGTAAGTAGTGTATGCACCAGCGGCACTACCAGTAGTGTTACTAGAAACGCACACAATAATTGTGTCATTGGCGCTAATTAGGTTATTTGTCAAAACAAATGATGCTACTGCACCGCCAGCCAAAGCAGCGGAATTCATTGTGATGCGTCCAGCGG